GAAAATGTTTCAATCCACGCACCCGCGCGGGGTGCGACACCACCAGAAGATGATTCCATTTCTGATAATGTAAAAAGCCAATCTGTAAGCATTTTAGCGAGTCCTTGAGCAAAACTTCTTTCAATACTATCTATAACCATATCGAAATAATCGGAAAAATCTTTTAAATCGCCCTTCATTACATCTATAAATAAATTTTCAAAACTTTCAGCCATTCCATTATATGTACCGATTATTATTCCATATTTATCTAATTGTTCTTTCAAAATGTCATCATTGTATTTGGTTTCAAGCTCATTTCTTTTTGCAAGATAATCGAGATACGAAGACCATACGGGAATTAAATCTTCTTCCGTATCGGCTCTTGCAGCGAGAGCTTCATGTTCCCTGAGATATAAATCGAGATTCTGTAATTCTAAATCTCTTTTTTGTTTTAATGCTTCTATCTCAGTCATGCCATGAATGCCACGCAATCTTTCTACGGATGCTATTTGAGATTGGATTGCCGTTGATTGAACGGCATTTTGATATTTAATCTGTGTATCAGTCATAGAATCCATAATTTTCTTTTGATTCTGATATGCATTATATTGAGCTTCTAAGAGTTTTGTTGATTCCTTCAATTCAAACTGCAATGATACCCATTCTTGTTCTTCGAGTTTTAAAGAAGATATTTCTACAAGTCTATCGGAAAAAAATGTTGTATGAAAATCTTTGTCCTTCTTTTCTGCTTCATCAAAAAGTTTTTGCCATTTAATGTCTAATTCTGTTAATTGTTTATCCAATTCATCAATGGCCTTCATCTTCTGAAATTCAAGATTCAATTCGTCAAGTTTGTTTATCCAATCATCCATTGCATCCAATGCTTTCTTGTCTGGGAGTAGAATATCTCCGATATTACCACCACTCTTTTTTATAATATTTGTTTGTTTTTCAAAATTTCCCGTGATGTTGTTAATTAATTCTCCATAATTTTGTAATTTTTTGAGGAAAGTTCCCTCTACTGCACCACCGCCCTTAGTGAATAATGCTGCACCGAGTTCTCCGATAAGAGTCCCAAGAGTATCAAAAACAGCAATAGCACCAATACCAGTTGCCGTTATCCATTTTAAAACTTTTCCTATACCCTCAGCTGTGTATTGAAAATTCTCTGCTTTTGTGGATGAACGTATAAAGGATTCAACAACATCATTCAATACTGGTATTATTGCTGATAATCCCCTCATAACAAGAGATTTCGATGCCATTTCCAATCTTTCAAGATTATCTTGAAATTCTTCTGCTCTTTTAATGGCTTCTGAATCGAGAATGACACCAAGTTTTTCAGCTTCATCCTTGAGTTTTTCCAATCCTTCTCTACCCTCATTCAATAATGGTATAAGTTCCTTCCCTGAACGTCCAAATAGTTCCATAGCAAGAGCAGTTTTGTTTGTACCATCTTTCATTCGGGAAAATTTTTCCGCTACATCCATGATTATCTGATCGGAATTTCTGAGATTACCTATATTGTCTTTCAAGGAAATATTGAGAGTCTGGAATACTCTCAATGCACCATCTGAACCGCTGGCAGCTTCCAGCATCTTTTTCGACAATCTTCCGAGACCAACAGACACTCCTTCTATTTCAATACCTGAAAGTTTTGCCGCATATTGAAAAAATTGAAGAGTATCCGTGCTGACTCCGACCTTTTGTGACATTTTAGCAACACTATCCATTGCATCAAGGGCAGATTTTGCGATATAAACCAACCCGGTCATGCCCACACCAAAGGATAAGGTTTTAAATAAACTACTTGTATTTTTCGTAAATCTATTGAGATGATTGGTAGCATTAGAAATATCCTTCTGTAATTGTGCTACATTCATCCCTAAATCTATTAATAATCCACGAGCGGTTGCCATTATTTACTCTTTTTCTTCTTTTTCCCCATACCACCAAAAGCAGCTTTTAATTTCAAAGATAAATCTTCTGGTGATTGTTCTTTGTTGCTCTTTATTTTTTCATTTTCCATTTGAAAATATATCATCCATTCTGTCAATTCTCTGCTATGACATTTCTTCAATAATTCCCATACCGTCATTCCCAATTCTCTTGCGAGGGAAAAGTAAAAACACCTTTCACCCCGCAATTTCAGTTTTTTGTTAGTTCCTCAATATCCTTTTGTCCGAGTCCATTAAGTCTTTGAGCAACCCCAAAAATTCTATCAAGTGCTTTTGCAGATTTTTTCCCAAGTTTAATCACATCTTCATCCGTAAAAAGAAGATTGCCATTTTCATCAATGACTGTTTTTGCTACCAATTTAGCCCTCAAATTCTGAAAATTAGTTTTACGATCTTTATTTTTAAAATCAATAATAGATTCCTCAAAGGCATCTCTTTCCGTACCAGTCATTGTTCTTACTCTTACCATTCCATCCCATTCAGGTATTTCCACATCTTCAAATGGTAAATCTTCAATCTGCAAAATCTGCTCTTTGTTTAAAAGCATAAAACCTCCTTGATTTTATAATTCATCGCCATTAAATCTTTGGATTCTCGCTGCCTCTCCAGTGATTTCTATGGTGACCGCTGCTCTTAATGCATTATCAACACCACCACTTGGTACTACCGATAATACATATCCCTCAAAATTAAATGCTGTCGGCTGTGAAGATGAATTTGTACCGCTATCACTTAATTTAATATCGTATCTTGCTTTCGTTCTCGCTTGTCTATCCGTTAAAAGTCTTGTATGCAGATAAGATGCTCCTGGTAAAAAATTAACCTCGAATGTCATCTGTCCCTCATCTACAAATCCAACAACTTTTTCTTTTGCACTTGAACAGAGATGTGTTACATCAACAATAGATACTGCTCCGCTGGGGCCAGAAAACGATACTACTTCCCCTATATTTTCATATTCATGTCCTATGCATTGGGCAGAAGTGGCCGCTGCCTGATCCGTCAACGGTTCATAAACGGTTATTACTCTTGAAGATACAGTGCTTCTAATTGTATAAACACCAGTATTTAAAGAAGCATTTAAAAAATGTATTCTCATTCCAGGTTTATACCCGTCTCCTCCCGCACTTGTATCCCATATACCTGCCGTTCTCGTTATGGTTCTACCAGTACCTTCAAAGGTGAATCCAGTAGTTATCACAACTGAAGCTCTTGTCGTTTCTGTCGATTGTCGTCTAATAAGTATTCCTTTGCTCCCAAATCCCATAATAGCCTCCTGTTATTCGGCTGCCACTGTTGACCAAGTCGATATTCCTGTTAATTCAAGTGTTACAGCGGCAGATAATTTATTATCCACTGCGGCCGAAGGGACATAAGAAATACAATATGCTTCGCAATCTATTTTTGTCACTCCCGTATCAGATAATCTGGCACTGAATTCTCCTCTTATCCTGCCCCTTCTGCATTTAAGTAATTGTTCCTGCCCAACCTGTGTGGCTACCATATTCACGTTAAAACTAAACTGACCTTCATCTGGCACCCCTACAAGTTTTTCTTTGAAGGAAGAAGCAAGATGAGTTATATCAATAACTGCCACTGCCCCAGAGGGGCCGGAGAAGTCTGTAATTTCACCGACATAATTTCCCGTAGCTGTTGCTGTGACTCCCGTTACTGTTGCAAAATATACTCTAATTCCCTTTGAATCATATCCCATTTTTTATTACCTCCTATACTTTATTCTTGATTCCAAATACTAAATTCTGAAATATTTCTATATACGGATGCCTCATTTTCAAACACATCATAATCCGTTATACAATATGAATGAATTCCTGGAGCCGTTTCCATAAGCGCTAAAATGACTGTTGACATAGCCTTGATAACTGCATAAGCCGTAGAATAACAATCAATCTGGATATGTACATTTTCCAATGAAGAAAAACCGCTTAAAGAATTTATTTTTAATCCACTTATCCTTGAATAAATTACCGCTGGATATTCAGGTAATATATTCGATGGTATTATCAGTGGATAAATACGAGCAGAGGTATATGCTGTTAATGTGGCTGAAGTTGATAAATGCTGATATATTTTATTTTCTATGCTCATTCTCCAAAAATATCCGTTGGTATCGGAGTGCCTCCTTCTATTTTATATCCACCCTTAAATCCCAATTTCTTTGCTGCTTTTGGTAATTCACTATAAAATTTATTTTTAATAGTCATAAATATTGCATTTAATTTTGTATCAAATGTATTTCTCCAAATGGGTCTTGCAGAGATTCCCTTAACTTTGACTTCTGATAGAAATTTGCCCAAAACTGTCAATGCCTTTGCTTTCTTTGGAGTTATATCATGTGCTTTTGTTCCATATTCGAGCATCCATGCCCAGAATGCCTTGCCTGGATGTAATTCATATATCAAAGCGCCCATTGCTCTGCTTTTCTTTTTGGAAAATCTAACAGCAATATTGTCTTTCAAGTGTCCATAAAGGTTTGCCATCTTGCTGGGCTTTTTGGGAAATTGATTTTTGATTTCCTCTTTTAAAAAATTAGCTCCCGCCCTAACCGATACCGATATTGCTTTTCTCTGCAATTCTATCGGCAATTGATTGAGGGCATTTTTAATTCCATCAAAACCAGTTATCTTTATATCTATAATCTGACTCATGTGCTTATCAATTTCTCCGTCATTATTATTAATTCTTTGTTTGCAGAATTCGTATTTATAATAGATTTAACTTCGTAATAATCGGAATCATATAGAATCCGGGAATTGACTTTTATTCCAGATACAGATGTAGAATAACGAATTGTGAAACGAGTATCTATTTTAGAAAGATTCTGTTGTCCTTGCCAATATTCCTTCCCCGATAATGGTTCTACTTTTGCCCATATTCCCGTTGCAAGAGTGGAAAATGTCGCTTCTATATCCCCATAAATAGTTGAACGTTTCAACCCCCAAGGTTGAATAATAATCTGTTTATTTAATTCCCCCATATTCATTATATCTTTCCAATCTTATATCTATCTAATAAACCATCGACTATTGAGCGTTTAACTTCTGTAATGTTTTTCCCTTCCACATAGGACTGTCTATGCTCATACATATCGGCTACTTTTATTTTTAACCATGCTTTAATATCTTCTGGACAATCGAGAGAGCAAGAACTCAAGGTAGCATATCCAGCGGAATAAGTAATAATAACGTTACCCTCGTATGGGTCGGTTCTTACACTTGAAGGCCATTCATTATTATAAGAGGGATATAATACTGGCGGGTCAGAATATGTACTGACTACATAATAACTTGCCGAAAGAGAATAAGTCGTTCCTGTTGTCACCGTATCATCAAGAAGATATTTTACTGTCACGGGAGATGCTGCTGTAGACATTGGCCTGCACATCGGCAATTCTATATGTCCAGTAGAATCGGGGAATGTGGGTAATTTTAAATACCAAGTATGTTGCATTATGGACATTCCGCACATATTTTCAGCATACAAACATGCCGTTCTTATCAAGTTATCTATCAAAGAATCATCGCCCGTTCCTGATACTTTTAAATGATTTTTAACATCATCAACGCTTATCGGTATGGTTGTTGATTTTGATGTTTCATATAGTATCATTCATAACCTCATTTATTCTGGATAATGCCAATTACCAAAATCATTGATCCATAATCTTCTCATTTCAGAAATTCCTTGTTTTGCTCCTATATGCTGTTCTAATGTTTTCTTTTTGAATTCAAGTTCATTTTGCAACTGCAAAATTTCTCCTGAAATTCTATTCATTTTTATATTCATATTTTTTTCTACAACTTCAGATTTTTTAATCCATTCACTTTTATCTCTTTCCTCATAAGCATACATGTAAAGAGTTTTTAACAAATCTGATTCAGCAGGGACTAAAACTTTTACGCCTATTCCAACTGCAAGACCGATAAAATATTCAGCATTAGGGCGTTGATATGCCCATTCTGTACCTGCTGACATATCTACTCCCCATAATTG